ACAACTCAACAATGTATTTGGCTGGTAAAGCACAATGGCAAACAATGACTATCAATATTCGTGACGATGCATCAGGCTCAGTATCTGCATTGATTGGTCAACAAATTCAGAAACAAATGGACTTTGTTGAACAAGCAAGTGCGGCAACTGGTCAAGACTATAAATTTGAAACAAATATTGAAGTTTTAGATGGTGGTAACGGAACAAGTGCTCCAATAGTTTTAGAAACATGGGAACTATATGGATGCTTTGTACAAACAGCAAACTACAATACATTAAATTACGGTACTAACGAAGTAGTTACAATTTCATTGACACTACGCTTTGATAACGCAATTCAGTCACCAATTGGTTCTGGTGTTGGTGCAACAGTTGGTAGAACACTTGGATCATTGGCTACTGGTATTGGTGCATCAGTTTAATGCGTAATTAAAGGAATTAATCCATGTCTGGATTTATTCAAAATTTACTACAAGGCGCTGCCGGCACATTTTTCGGCAGCGATTACCTACGTGATTACACTCACGCAAGTAAAACGTTTAGAACTAATGCATATCAATATGCACCTAAGTTTAAATATCTATTTCATGTCTATTTTGACATAAACACAACTGCGTATAATCAAAACGTAAACACTGGTGCAAACTTTGGATTAGATGTCAAAACTGCACAATTACCTAAATTTAATTTTGAAACATCTACACTAAATCAATACAATCGTAAAAGAATTGTACAAACTAAAATTAAATATGATCCAATTACCATAACGTTTCATGATGATAACGGAACAGCGGCAGGCAGTCCAACTGCAGGTGGTATCATAAGAAGTTTATGGACAGCGTATTATAATTACTACTATGCAGACGGTAACAATGCACAAGTTGTATTTGCCGGTGCTCGTGGAGGAACAAATCCAAATCAAGGCGGTGTTGCTGGTCAAGGAGGTACTGCGGCATCAAGCACAGGGGCAACGTATAACAGTAGAAATCAGTATGATCCTAGTATAGCAGGAAATGCTACTTGGGGTTATATAGGAGATACCAATGTTCCTAGTAGTACAGGTGCACAAAAAGTACCGTTTTTTAAGAACATTACAATCTTTGGTTTCAACCAACATAATTTTGTAGCATACACATTAATAAATCCAATTATCACTAATTTCAGTCACGACACTTATAGTTACGCTGAAAATACAGGTATTATGGAAAATCAAATGACATTAGATTATGAAACAGTAGTATATAACAACGGTGCTATAAGTGGTGCTAGTCCTAGTAATATTGTTACTGGATTTGGTTTAGAAACTAATTATGATTTGACACCAAGCCCTATATCAAAGCCAGGAAGCCAAGCAACTATATTAGGTCAAGGTGGTTTAGTAGACGGTGCTAATGGTGTGGTTAGTAATTTAGCCAATGGTAATTTGTTGGGCGCAGTACAAGCCGCAGGCACAACATACAATACATTTAAAAATCAAAATTTAACACAACTTGCAGCCAGCGAAGTTACCTCTGGTATTATTAATGCTGTGCAACAAACACCAAATAGAAATATAAATGTTGTTACTCCGATATTTGGGGCAACACCAAATGGTAATGCAGGTACGCCTCCTAATGCACCGGGAAGCCCACAACAAATAACTGCCAATCCATATGCAGGTGTTTCTAATACCGGGCCTAATTAATACATAAATACATTATGGCTCAAATATTAGACACTAGAAGTAATTTAGATCAAACAATTAGAATCTTTGATTCTTTTTATTCCTTTGATTTGGTTGTACCGGCAAATCAATATGATATTGTACATAGTTATTTTACAGGCGTGTGTGCTACAAAAACTATTGCAAATAATTTTACTGCTGTTTTATTCAGAATAGCACAAGATACAGGTATATCTGTGCTTGATTTGTTAGACCAAATAAAAGGTAAAACAAAAATGGAATTAAATCAAATACTTGCATATTATTTGAATAGTTTTAAAAGTAAAACATCATTATATGGTATAGCTATTATACCAAAATCAAATCAACCGGTGGCACGTAACATAGTGCTTTAATCATGGCAAATTATGCACAAGGTATATTTACTCCAAAAAACCCACACAAGTACGTAGGTCAGCATAAGCCTAAATATCGCAGTGGTTGGGAATTAACATTCATGACATTTTGCGATACACACAATAATGTAACTCATTGGGCCAGTGAAGCATTAGCAATACCCTATCGTAGTCCATTAGATGGAAAAATACACAAATATATACCTGACTTTTTTGTAGTATATCAAAACAAGTACGGTAAATCAATTGCTGAAGTTGTTGAGATAAAACCTAAAAAACAAAGTTTAATTGAAAGTCGTGCGGCAAGTGCTAGAGATAAAATTGTTGTTGCAATTAATCATGCAAAGTGGCAAGCCGCAATGGCTTACTGTAAAACTCAAGGGTATACCTTCAGAGTAATCACCGAAGATGACCTTTTTAGAAATGGTTCACGAAAGTAAATAAATACTTTCATGAATAAAAAACTAGAAGAACTTTTTGAATTACCGCAAAGTGAGATTGAAACTCTTAGCGCACCTATTCCTGATAACGCAGAATATGTTATCGCTGATGCATTAGACAACATAGAAAAAATTGAAAACGCATTACCACAAGTACGCGGTCTAGATATGGCTGATGGGGAAATGGATGAACTAGCAGGACTAGCAACAAGCAGTTATAAAGATTTAATGGATTTAGGAATGCAAGTTGATAGTAGATTTGCAAGTGAAATCTTTAATAGTGCAGGAACTATGCTTGGACATGCTATCACAGCTAAAACAGCAAAAATAAACAAAAAATTAAAAATGATTGAGTTGCAATTGAAGAAAGCGCAATTGGATCAAAAAATGGCTAGTAAAACTGAAGAAATTGAAAGTACTCCATTAGGTGATGGTAAAACATTAGACCGCAACGAACTACTAAAAATTCTCTCCAGCAAAACAAACGAAAAATGATAAATAATTAATACAGGAATAAAAAATGAAAAGCCTAAAACAATATATAGTAGAAAGTGTTCATACATACAATTACACTATCAAAATTGCCGGCGAAATTGACAATAACTTTATAGATATGTTTAAGTACAATCTAAACAAGTTTGATCCAGTCAAGATTAGCGATCCGGTACGTACTCCTATTCAAAAGAGTCCATATGGATTCCCAAATTTAGAAAACGAAGCTATTACAATCATTAAAGCTGAATTTAGATATCCAGCTAATGAGCCAATGATTCAGCAAATTGCACAATTATTAGGTTACAATGTTAACATGGTGCGTGTAGTTGGTACTGATTTTGACGATAGCATTGATAGTGAGCAAATGGGATATGAAAATGAAATGAGTCATAGTCCATTATTAGATCATACTGAATTAGAAGAACAACCAGATGCTAAAGAAGCAAGTAAAGCATATGGTGATTCATATTTAAGTTCAATCAAAGACCAAAGTAAAGGTTCTAAGATTAACACTCCATATGCGGGCAAAGAAACTCCAGATGCGTTTGATCCGTTCAAGCCATATCTAGACGATAAAAGAGCGGGAGACAAGAGCCCGATGACAAAAATTACAAGACCACCCAAGCCAAAAACTGGCGCAATGGTTTAATTATTAAGGAAAAACAAAATGGATTTTAAAAATTTATTACAATCATTAGACCAGTTAAACGAAGGTGTTACTGCTACTAAAACAGGTAAGATTCATACTGCTGAACCAGGTGGTTATGGTCGTAAGGATGATGAAAACGAAGAAGGTAACAAAGTTAAACAAGATACCCAACGTGGTCGTGGTCGTCCTAAGAAAGATGCTGACGAAACAGGTGAAGTTAAAAAATATGACTTCTCTGCGTTTGGCGTTCAACATGGTAAAGATGTTAAATTACCTAAGCATGACAAAAAGAAAACAATCAAGCACAGTCTAAAAGATTGGATTGAAACAGTTGACGAACAAAACATGATTGCTGAAGCAGGATTAGCAGTTCAACCTATTCCCGCTCCTAAACAACAATCAGGTCAAAATTTCTTAATTAAAGATCCTTCAAATCCACAAGCATCAGCTATCACTACAACTGATCCAGCAGTAGTTAAAGCGGCTAAAGATGGTACATTATCAATGCAAAAGCCAGGTGCTTCATCAAGTGCAACACCAAGCAGTACTCAAGTTGGCGCTATGCAAGAAGCTGAATTAGACGAAAAAATTGAAGGTGGTATTAAATTAAATCCTGAGAAAAAGGGTATGTTTGATGGCAAAACCAAATCAGAATTAATGTCACAATATAATAAATTAAAAGCTAGTGGTCCACATAAGAAAGGTTCACCTGCATTTACAAAAATGAAAGAATTAGCATTTGCTATTCGTGCTAAGAGTGGCTGGGGTAAAGTTAAAGAAGGTGAAGCACCAACTAACTTTGCACAATCAAGCCCAATGAGTAACGGTGGACGTAGTGATACATTCTTAGAAAGTACTGACAAAAAGAAAATGCCATCGATGGCACACATCAAAAAAATGTGTAAAGATGGTAAAACTGTAGCAGAAATTTGCAAAATGCACCCTGATTGTGACCACACAGAATTAAAGAAAATGGTAGCTGATTGCAAAAAGAAAATGATTAAAGAAAGTATGGATCACAGATTAAAGGCTGCACATCATCATGGTAAAGCACATGCATTGAGTAAACAAAGCTATAACTGCCCATACGAAGATTTAGATGAGTGCAGTTGCTATCACGAAGGTTACAAAGAAGGTTTAGATGAATGTTATGGCCAAATGCCTATCTTAGGTCGCACCGCGGTTGGTGAAATGGGTCAAGGTCCAGAAGTTGAAAACATGGCAAGTTTTGGTTCACGTACTCCTGAAATAGATGAGATGGATAAAACTGCTTACATGCAGAAAAAAGCAAAAGAGACTCCTGGAGATACATTCAAAGCATTTGGACAAACTTTCCATGATGACGAAGTGTTAGAAAATTCATTGGCTTTTGAATCACTAGATAAACAATTAAACTCACTATTAAGTGAAGGTTTAACCGTAAGTATCAGTAAAGGTCAACAAGGTGCTCCTGATTCAGTAAGCGTAAATGCACAAGACGGTGAAGCAGATATGTTATTAGACATTATCAAACAAGCTGGTCTAGGTGTATTTGGTGGTGAAGAAAAGGCAATGGTAGATACACCAAACGGTTCACATGAAGTTGGCGGTATTAAAGTAATTGATGACCATGATGGTATGATGTCATTAATGAAAAGACTAAGCGGACAAGATT